TCAACTTGTGAGTTTCCATCTACATTATTTCTTGTGTGTGTAGGTTTGTCTGTAATACTTCCTGATAGTAATTCAAACGATTCTGTGTATTCGCTTCCGTCTTTTACAAAAACTTCTTTGATTGAACCATCAAAAATAACTAAATCAGATGAATTAATGCTTGTATTCATAAAAATATCAGAATCAGAGTTTCTCATAACTCTAAATTTTAATGTATAAACATCTTTATCTGCTCTTTCTTGAATATTAACACTTCTATCCCTACCATATGTTCTAGTTGTTTCTGGGTTTACTGGTGCTAATTCAATAATATCTCCATTAATGAAATCTCCAATAGTTGTACCATTTAAAACTAGAGTTGTGCTATCTACTTTAAAACTTGTAATTGCCATCTATATCTCCTTATAAGTTGTATTGGATTGTTACATCAACACTATGAATAGCACCAGCATTTTTAAACGCAACTTGAATAGCTGGAGATTTTCTTTGCTCTCTATCACTTTGTGCTTGTTCGCTTAATGGTTGTGCATAAACATAATAACCAGTTTGCTCAATATTTCTATTGAATACCTCAACATCTCCAAATGTATCTGGACTATTCCATGTACCAGCACCAATAACTTTTGCTTTTTTGAATAATGCTAATGTTTTTTCTACTGTATCTACAATTTTATTTACATCTGATTCAATTTGTGCTAATTTAGTTCCAGTTGTACCTAATAGGTTGAATAAATCAATTTGTACGAATTTTTTAATAGCAATAAAGTTATAAACATTGTCTGCAAAACCATTTGCTCCAGATACTAATAATTTTGGTAAATCTCCAAAGTTAGTATATAAATCTAATCCAACTTTTTTAGCTTTGTTAATTTCATCTTGTGAATAGTTTTCAGAAACAATACCAGCAAGTTCTTTTAAATTTAAAGTAATAGCTGAATTTTCATTATTGAAGTTTACAGTATGTAATCTACTCATTACGGCTACAGCAATTTTTCTGTTTCCATCTTTTCTATAAATCATTCTGTAGTTTTCTAATCCTGATAACTTAATATCCCAAACAATATTAGTAACATCTTTTTCTAAGTTATCATCAGAATCAAATACATCATATCCAATAACATCATTAGCCTTACACCATGTAGCAATTGATTTTGATTCAACATCTGTTGGATTGTCTATAAATACTACACCTTTGAATAGTTCTTTTGAAAGACATTCGTTTAAGGCATCTTCTTTTGATTCAGCACTTAATACTTGTGTGTCTAATCCAGCAATAGATACAGCACCAGTTCCAGTTGCTAAATTTAAAATTTCTCCAACAAAAGTTCCACTTGCTCCAGCACTTAATAAAGAAACTAAAGAAGTAACTCCAGTCGTGTCTGATGTAATTACTATTTTTTGGTCATCTTCTGTTACTGTTGCTCCAGTAATAGCCGTATCTAAAATAGAAATAATATCTTCTATAGAATCAATTGTTCTAAAATCTAAACTATTTACATTTTGAGTAACACCATCTACATCTATATCGAATGAACCATCTGAAATAGTTTGTAGGACACCAATAGCTACACTTTCACTAATTTGTGAACCTATTACTTGACCTGATGTGGCATCAATAGTTTCATCACTTGCTCTCCAATATCCAGCTACTAAGTATCCACCAGAATTTGTAGGGTTTTTTGTTTGTGCGAATAAAATTTTAGCATACTCGTACATTGATGAACTTGTACCAAAATCTTCTGCTACTGATGGTAGGTCTGTATAAGCAATAGTTCTTCTGTTACTGCTTAATGCTCCTTGTTCGCTTGTAATGATAGAAACTATATTCATATTAGTTCTTGATAGGCTTCTTCCTGAAGGTACTATCGAAACATTAACAACATTGCTTAAATTTGCCATGTAATCTCCTTTTAATCTTATTCAACTAAATATTCATCAGAATTACCAGTATCATCAATTTGACTTACTGGAATTGATTCAATCCTATATGTATCAATAGTTAAACTTTCATTATATTGTACTAAAATCTCAACTTCATATCTTTCAAAGTATTTTTTACCTACTAGCTGTTTTAGGTCATTATAGCCTTTTGGCTTAAATACTGTTAGTTCATTTATTTTTTGGTAATCTTTACTTCTTTGGGAATTTGATAGATTAATAAAGTTATTAACATTTTGATAGGCATTAGAACCATAGAATTCCAAAGAAAAACTAGCATTGAATAAAGTATTGAATGATTCTTTTTCTTCTGTATAATCGTATTTTCTATCTTGTGTTACTGCTGTAGGTCTTTCTAAAAAATCAACAACAATTATATTTCTTTCAAAATCTTCTATTGTTATATTATCTCTACCTATTAAAACATCATTATCGTTAAATCCCATTACACTTGTAGTATAATTTGCTATTTTTTCAAGTATCATTTAATCTCCTCCATAACAACTATAAAGAATCCATAATCATTCCATTCTCCAACTTCAAAACATTTATATTTTTTTTGCTTATATGTAATATAATCATCAAAACCAATTTCATCTGTACTATGAACTAAAATGTATTTTAAAGTATAATCTACTTTTTCCTTGTTTAGCTTTGTTGTTTCTTGTGGCTGTATCATTGCATTAATTGTTGATGTAGTTTCCGATTCAACTTTTCTATGATTTTCTATTACTGTAGATATTTTATGATGAATTACTTCTTGTGAGAAACTTTTAACTACTCCACTTAAATTTGGTAACGACATTTTATTCCTTTACTATCCAATATTGAACCGACTGTACTAATTTACCAGTATCAAATAATATTTTACTTGAACCTTTTGCCTCTTTAGTTGATTCTTTAATATCTTTCCATTCTCCATAGCCTTGATTTTTGAAAGAATTTCTTGAAATATTTTGACCAATAATTCCTAATTTGTTTAGGTTTTTTATTGTATCCCCACCATTTATTATATTTTTGTATCCGTCTTTTATTGATTTTTGAATTTTTGGTGTTTCTTTGGCGAATGGTACTCTAATAAAGCTTCTTCTAGGTACACCTAATCCAAACTCGTGTCTTTGTCCAACTTCTAGTATAGATTGACCATTTGGGTATTGTCCAACATCTGTAGGTAGTCCAACCTTTACTGCTGTTTTTTTCATTAATCTAATTTGCTTAGAAATGTTTTTTATTTGAGTTAAATCGTTTGGTTTCATACGAAATATATTTTATTTTTTCTGCTTGTAAGAAGTAAGAATTTTTGACCATAAATAGTAGAATTAAAAAACTTATCTTCTTGATTCATAGCATTTGCTATATAACTTCTTGATACACCACCAGCACTTTCTCCAGAAACTACAGAAATATTTTCTCCATTTTTAGTATTTTCTTCACTTACAATTAAGTGTGCTAATAAATTTAATATAATTTCATCATCTGTTTTATTTTGTCCGTATTCAGCATTGTAATAAATATTGTATATAGCTTCATAAGTTACAAAATTTGAATCTATTAAGTCTGTAGGTATATTTGGGTATCTTGATTTTAAATCATCTATTAAAGCCATTTATTGTCCTTTGTAGTATTACAAAAGCCCACCATGCAAGATGGACTTTAACAAAACTACATTTTTTGTAAGATATTAAGTTCTAAGGCTCTTTTAATTTTTTTACTATTTGCTTCTTCTTTTGAAAGTTCAACAATACTACCTCTAAATTCTCTACCATTAAAGCCATAAACACCTTTAATAATTTTTTTGAATTTAACAACATCTTCATCAGTTTCAGTTTTAGTTTCAGTATCATTTTTTAATTCCTTTATATAAGCAATTAATTCATCTTCTTTCATTTTAGAATAACCAGAACCACCTAATTCTTTTACCATATTTTTTAGTTCTTTAACTGTTAAATCTTTTAAATTAGTTTCTTCCATAATGACTCCTAGCCTATCGGACTATTAAAGTCCAGATAGGATTCTTGCTGATGTATCTTCCAATACATCAAGTCCACCAATTCTAAATTTAGAATCTACTCTAAAGCTGAATGATGTTTGTTTGATAATTTCTCCAATAGTTAATTTAACTGGAATTCTCATTACCATTGCTTCTTCGTTATTTGAATATGCTACTACTTTAGATGCTCCACCAACATCTGATGCTCTAAATGTAGTTACGAATTGAATATCAGCAAAGTTATCTTGTAATGCTTTTAATACAGTAGATGAACCATTAGCTGTATTTAACATAGTTACTTGTAACTTGTTCATTACTGAAGTAGGCATAGCAACTCTGTTACATGAATACTCTGGAGTATTGTTTACTGCGTTTCTTTGCTCTGTAATTAAAGTAGCGATTTCATCATACATTTCTTGTGCTGTTAAGTTTCCTACTACATCAGAAGAATTTGTTGAAGTGAATCCAGCATAGTTTAATAAACCAGCTTGTCCGTTGTGACCTACATATCCAATTTCATCAACTTTTTGGTTGTATGCTTTGTTGTGTGTAGCGATATATCTTTGAACTAAGTTAATGTTTCCTAACTCTGCTTCTTTGATATCATCATCAGTCCATACAGAATGTGCTTCTTTAGGGAATACTTTTAAGAATGAATCTTCTGCTGTTAATGAAATTCTACCTTTACCAGTTGATAAATCAGAAGCATCAGCGAAGTCTCCTTGCTCAACAATTCTTAATGATTGAATTCTTCTTGAGTATCCACCAGTATTATCAGCAACAACACCTGAATTTAAAAATGATAACTCTGGGTATCTCTTTTCAAAAACTTTTGGGTTCACTGCTGTTAAGTTTCTTGCTAAAACTACACCAGATGCACTATCTTTAAATCCAGTTGCCGAAGCACTATCAGTAAATGCTTTAAATCTATCTAAGTCGTATAATTGTCCAATTGTCATATCTTATCTCCTTGCCTTATTTAAGTCTAATTGCCCATACATTTGCTGAAACTTCTTGGTAGAAATATCCATCAACTGTTGCGTTATCTGTAGATACATTTGTTGCTTTACCATCATTTGCATCTCCACCATTAGAAACATAAACTGGCTCAAACTTATCAATAGTTAATCCAGCTACAACCTCTACAGTCACTAAACCTGATTCAATAATATCAGCATAGATATTATTTTCAGATGTATAAGTACCACCATTTTCAATAGCACTTGTAACTTCTCTTTTTACAACACCAGCAATAACTGGAGTAGCAGAACCATCAACAAGTTCAACACCACCATTCGCATACTTTGAAAATAAACCACCTTTAAGACCTTCTTCAAAAGTATTATACGAAGTAACAACACCAGCTGTTCCTAAAATTTCTCCAGAACCAACTTTTCCAATTTCATCTAAATAACCAGTACCAAATGCCATGATTAAATCTCCTTATCTTTTAGTTTATCAAATTCACTTGCTTTTGAATCAGCGAAGTTTTGATAGTCTTTTGCTTTACTCAACATTTTAAATGCTACATCTAATTCTTCATCAGCAAATTGTTCAGAATTTTGAGTAGCAATTGCATCTCTCATAATATCTTTACAGTCTTTTGAAAAATCATAACCTTCATCTAAAAATGTTTTAGCTTTTAAAATTATACCAACTCTTTTATCAGCAAATTTCATTACAGCATCTTTAAATTCTGTAGAATCTGAATAGTTTTTTTTCTTTGAACATTCATCAAGAGTTTCTTCTTCTTTTTCTACCATATCTCCGTCTGAAATTTCTTCCATAGGTTCTTCAATAGCTTCTTCTTGTGGCATATTTTCTTTAGCACTTGAAATAGCTGTTTCTAAAACTGGAATTAATTTAGTAAGTTCTTCAATATCCATTAGCTTGATAGCTTCTGGTAAATCTCTTACAATTTCAGATACTTTAGCAAGATTGATAGCATCAGTTGAAGTTTCTTCATCTTTTGCTTCTTGTTCATTTTCCATTGATTCTGTATCAGTTGTTTCTTTTTCAGAAGATTCATCTGTTACTTCATCTGCTGGAATTTGATTTTCAGCATCAACAAATTGTTTCTTGTTTTTCATATCCTTCCTTTCATCTGTGAATTTACATATTGTACCACATCTTCCAGCTTCTACAACAGCAAGGTGGTGTGGCACTATATCAACTTGTTCAAGGTCATAAACATTATGCTCTACAGTATCTGCGAAGTACCCAAGAGATAATTCATTATTTCCATTGGTCAATTCTACCAAATTATCTTTTGCTTGTATTTCATTCTTTATAGCTACTGTAGAATCATAATCATTATTGATATATTTAACCAATTTTGCACCATCTATGTATCCAACAATTTTATCTTCTGGGATATCTTCTAGTTCTACATGACCATTAGTAACTGGTATTTTGTCTAACTTACTTATAATACTTCTGATAGTTTTAGCATCTCTGTAAACTTTAAAAGTTTTATCTGGTGGGTTCATTCCAATTTCAACACCTAAATATTCTTGAAATCCATCTCTTACTGATATTACTTTTTTTGAACCATCTTTAAAAATAGTTACTGAATCTTTGAACATTTTTTTCTTTTCATCTAGTAGTTCACTAACTTTTTTACTGCTCCAAAATTTACAAGACCAATAACCAGCTTTGGTTTTGTCTTTCTTTTCCTCACAATTATGTCTTTGCCTAAATGCTCTTTTTCTATCTGGGTCATCTCTTTTAATTTCCATTTTAGGGTCGCCAAATCTAACCATAACAATATTGCCTTTATCGTTTTTAACATATACACCGAATTTGCTTGAAGAATTTGGAGTTCTAAAGGGCTTATTTAAAGTAACTTTTCTACCTTTGTATTCTGCATCTTCATATCCATCTTTGAATATTTCATCTAATATTTTTTTCATAAATCATCTCCCCTTTTATATAATGTTTTCCCTAGTGGTAAATTTCTCCTAAATGGCACTAATAAGTAGTCAATTATATTTAATATTAATATTTGTTTTTTAGTCATATATAGCCTTTTACTTAATCAATATACCATGTAATGATATTTCAAAATATGGTAGCGAAGTTAAATCATCTTGTATGTTGATGTAAAATCCTTCTTTATCAAGAATTATAGGACTTCCATTTCCAAATGCTTCTGTAAAATCTAATCTTCCAGTCAATACTGAAATTGTATTGCTTCCAACTCCAGCACTATATGTATTAGAACTTGTAGATATTAAAAGAACATCAGCATTGTTTTTTACAATTCCTGAACCTGAACCAAAACTAAATTCAATCCCGTTTGCTAATGTAGTGTTTCCAAATTTATTTAAATCTAATAAAGCATCAGCACCTATTACAAAATTAACAGTCTGAATTAATATTTTTTGCCCATCTGGTAAATCTTCAAGTGTAAAACTTTTTGGAGTTACTGCTCCGTTTATATTCATTAATTCACTACTGTTATTTTTAGCTTTTAGATAGAACCAATCATCAGCACCTATACCATTTATTTCTGTTCCTATACTAGAAATTTTTATCATTTTTACTTCCTTTAATCGAACTCAACTACATATTCAGCAAAGCATCTACAGTTAATTTCTTCTCCAGCTTTTAATGTTTTACCATCACATGAATGATATAAGCCTTCTTCTATATTATATTCCATTCCATCTCTTTGCTTATGGCATGGTCTTGTTCTTTCATCTCCAACTGTTCTCCAGATAGCTTTTTGTATTCCAGAATTTACTGCTCTTTTATCTGATAGCTGTTGATTAAATGCCTTTAGTTCATTTCTAGCTACAATTTTACTTTTATATTTATTTTTACCTGATAGATTTTCTACTTCTTCATATAGTGTATCTAAGCTTTTTCCAGCACTCATAAGCCTTATAATATTTTGAGTATAGTTAAATATTGATTCATTCCTAAACTTAATTATTTGACCTATTGTTTCAAGTGATTTGGCATTTACAAAACTATTAGTTCCATCAGTCTTGATGATATCTTTAACATCTACACCAATAGATTTTTCAATAGATTCATAAAATTTCTTATCATTCATTCGGGCTGTTTGTTTGTATTTTTTTTGAATAAATTTTTTTATTCTATCTTCA